CCACGCACGCACATGCGGATAGACGAATAAGATAGGACCACGCACGTCCACGCACACATACTCGCATACGCATACCCCCGGGGGTGCCACCCTCGCCCACCGGAGTCCCAAGAGCGACTAGATTCATTAGTCACCCGAAATCTGTGCAGGCTTTCCTTTTGTGACATTGTCAAACAGTATAATATAGCAGTTTTCCGGCGAAAATTGGAGGCCGTCCAAGGTTCCCTGCAGAAAATTGTGCAAAAATCCGCAGAATTGTGCGAAAATATGTAGAAATACCCTTGACACCCCCAGAAATGTACGATACAATAGAATATAGTGGAAATTTCAGGGAATATCGGAGAGGAAGAATGATGGCACGAATACCGACTGCATAAGAAGCGATGGAAATGCGGAGTAGGACACGGGCTGCGGCCTTGCAGGTTATCCTCGGAGACCTCACGCCCTCGTCCGTGCATGTGGCAGCGAAGTCCGAGTCCGACCAGACGGAGTTTATCCTGTCGTTCAATGGTACGGCGAGTCTCTGGGTGCGGCAGGGGTTATTTCGGGCACACTCCGTTCTTGATGTGGTCCAGACGATTCGGGGCTCGGTCATTCAAGTGCTGAAGAACTACCAGACCGATCTTCTTACCACTGCCAGCAAGCTAGGGACCACAATTATCAGGTTGGAAGTGGAAGAAGACCACGATGGCTCCCTCACGGCCTCTGAGGCTGGTTTTGTGCCGGGCTCGAACCGTATGACGGCCGCAGATAAGGCTGGTAGTCTTCCGCGTAGAAAGGAGTGACCGGTGAGCAAGAAGAAGTCAGCTATCGAGGCGGGTCGGATCGAGACAGCGGCACACCAGGCCGTTGACGATCTTCGGATTCTGCGGCCCCAAGGACGGTTTTTTGGCTGGGAAAGGTTCGGCCAGGAGGTTGAGAGCCAACTGCGGGATCAGGAAGATGAAAAGCTCGAAAAGAGGCTGTACAACCGATTCTGGGCTGATGTGAAGAAGCTGAAGATAGCGGCCAAGAAGATCGCCCAGAGGATGTTGAAGGAAATGGAATGATGAACGTTTTACTGACGATATTCGCAAGTGTACTCGTCTGGATCGGTATGTACATTATCGTCTACCGGGTCACCTGGCGAAAACGAAAGTAACCATTGCACTAGTCCTAACAGACACAACCACAGGAGACGAGAAATGGCAGCGAAATGGGAATTCTCAGCGACAGACACGAAGGCCCTGGTGAAGCGGTACAACAAGGGCGAGGGCCTGGTCGCTCTCGCGGATACCTACGACGTGCCCCTCGGCACGATCCGGCGTGTCCTGGTCGAGCAGGGCGTGGTGATTCGTGGCCGGGGCCGTCCCCGCACGAAGCCCCAGACCAAGACTCCGGCCATGCCGAAGCGGAAGTAAGGGAGCCCATCCCAGGCCCGTGAAGGGCAAGCCGCCGGTCCAGTTTTGATTTCTGACTTGACAGCAGGCCCGAAATCGGGTATACTGGAATATAGTCGCAAGGTCGGCCAAGGCTCCGAATTATGACAAAAAGGAACGATAAGCACCCAAACACAGGCTGTCGGGCCTATGGGTGTGAATCGTTCGCCGCCGACACGGAAAGTGGTCCGAAAAATAGGACCACCGGAGCCTCGGCCGCATTCTCCTACCGGTAAAGGAACACCCCATGTCGGCTATACTGTACTCGTCCCAGCGGTTTGAGGTTGTACTTGCTACAGGGGAGGTCTTGGTAGTTGGGGCAGTGGATAACCGTAAGACTCTCACCCTCACAAACGGACTGGCCTATCAGACTCACGACACCATTGCCGATAACTACGGGAAGGACGTGCTGTGGGCTACGGGGCAAGGGGGCCTGGACTCGTTTGAACTCATGCTGTTCTACTCTGATGCCGATGTATGGGTAGAGTTCAACGACGACTCCGGGGACGCCGCTGACTTCGCAGTACGGCTCTGCAAAGCGGGGGTCTGGTACGTCTTCCCGTCGTACCGTCTGGGCATAAATGACGACACGGTGTTTGATGGGGCAGTGCTGGTTGAGGATACTGACTACGATGACATTCAGCAGATTGAGGTCTGCCGTAGTGTCGCCGAGGGCGAAGGCGATGCGAATGTCCGATTGATTCTGTTGAGTTAGGGAGTGAAACTATGAACGGTTGGGAAACCGAAGATGCTAATTTTACCTCAGATCAGTCCCCTACGAAAAGGGAAAAATCTATGACCTCGAAAGACCCCAGAAAACCCCACAGAAAGCCACGTTTTGTAGAGCTGTTCGTATTCTCGTATGTTGTGATTATACTCGTCGTTCTTGTAGGCGGGCTCTCAATTTCGGCCATAATTGTAGAAACGAAGACCTTATCCGCCGAAACTGGAATTGTGGCCATTGAATTTCAGCATGGGCACGGTAGTGGCGTGATTGTCGCTCATCAGGGGAATTGGTGGTATGTGGCCACAGCAGCCCATGTTGTCCCCCGGACTACGTTGACGAGCATGACCATTAATGGCTGCGACGCATTTTTTGTTGCGGAAGCGGTTGATGCTGATGTGGCCTTGGTCCGACTCCGGGATGCGGACACCCACTACGAAGTCTACGAACTCACCGATCCCAAGCGTGGAATGGTGGCGACGGCACGAGGTTGGCTCCACAACGAGCCGACTGATAAACTGTTCCGAGCAGACTTTCAGATTCGGGTTGTGTGCGAACGGTTCGACAATTCAGTAGCATTCCAGGGCGGGGCGTATTGGGGCATGTCTGGGTCTGGTATTTTCAATGAAGACGGCAAGGTGATTGGGATTCTTTCCCGTGCTGCGTTCTCCCCGTGGGGGGAGCCTTGGGCGGGCCTGAGTCTGTTTGAGTCGTCGGAGCATGTTCGTATCCTGCTGGACGAAAACCTGTAATGAAGAAACGGCTCAAGAAATGGAAGAAACTGGTTGGTCGAAGCGTACATATTTGTGCTATCGACCATTGCCAGAACTCGAAGAGGACTGCCCCATTTGAAATCTGGGGACGGCTGGTTGAAGTTACTAAGACTGAGACGGTTCTCTGTACTTGGGCATGGCCGGATGAAGAGACGTTGACAGTTGAAAACGACTACACGACGATTGTGACCGGGGCAATCAAGAGTATCACAACGCTATAGGAGATTCCCTGATGCGAGGCGAACCAGTTCACGGTGAATCCATCACAGATGGTGATGCCAGTGGTGGGGTTGCAGTAAAGCTGTACGGTGCCGGGACCGTGACAGAACGAGTCCTGGGCACGAAAGAAACTCTTCACGTTACGGATGTTCAAGTCCTCTCTGAGACTGGAGGGGATGTTTCATTAGTTGCCGATAGCAAGGCTGCTGGACGGTATGTGGTTCACGGAACAGTGGACGCGAAGGGCGGGATCGTTCTTCATTTCATGGAGCCTTACGTGTGCCCCGTGGGCAAGGGCCTGAAACTCTTCGGAATTGCGACGAACATCGACTCGTGCTTGATCCAGGGCTTCATCACCAAGGCATAGAGAGTATGCTGAAGAAACTCCTTGCTACGGGGTGGATCAGCGTAATAGGCACAAGAAACATGCTGGGAAAGAAGATCATCGGATGCGGAGTGGCCAGTAGCTCAAACGGGGACGAACCGCCGAAACCACCAAAGCCACCGAAACCACCGAAACCGCCGAAGAAGGCGTAGAGCATGGCCACGGCCAGAGCATCCAAGCGAAATGTCACCAGGCATCTACGAGAACTGGCCAGTGAGGCAGAGACAATTCTCGACGATGGGACTGTGCTGACCAAAGCGGAGGTTCTGGCCCGACTGTTGTGGAAACACGCTCTCGGCTTCACTGAAGTACACTACGACAAAAACAAAGTGCCGGAGGAAATCTACCATCCTCCGGTGCAGTGGGCAATTGATTTGGTATATAGCCGTCTTGAGGGTCGGATTCCGCAGCAGATTGTGGACGAGTCCTCTGCTATCACGGCGGCTGATAGGGTGAGCGAACTTGCGGCCGAACGAATTAACAACGCAGCCGAAGCTGCCGTCGCCGTTCCCAAGCCGTCCCCGACTATGGACGGACCCGGTGACGGGGCTCAAGGTTCCGAAAGGGCCGACGGAGAACCTCCTGTGGAGGGCTAAATTGCTCTCAGCAGCAGAGTCGGACGATGGTTTGCAGCGTGATATGTACACGGCTGCATCGTTGTCGATTCTGTTCTGGGTGAATACTTTTGTGTTCACTCATCGGAAGTTTACCATTGGACCTGACGGAAAGCCGAGGCAGTGCAAAACTGCGTCGGACTCACATATCCCGTTTGTGACTTGGGCGGTTCAAGACGAGCATATCCTCCTTCTCGAAGATGCGATTAACCAGGGCTATGAAGTCCTTACCGATAAGTCCCGAGACATGGGGGCGACGTGGGACCATATTGCGGCCTTCCATCACCAATGGATGTTTCACCCGGATCGGTCGCTCCTTGAACTGAGTCGTAAAGAGGATTGTGTCGATCAACTCGATAAAGCGGGGGAAGGGGCCTCCGATCCTGGGACGCTCTTGGGCAAGCACGATTATATCAATCTGTTCTTGCCGGAATGGATGAAGCCCGCCTACACTCGCAAGCGGATGCACTTGGTTAATTTGGTGAACCGTAGCCGAATTGATGGCGAGTCTACGAATGCTACGGCGGGTTCCTCTGATCGTCGTACCGCTATCCTGCTCGACGAAATGGCGAAGATGAAAGAGGGGGCGGCTATCAAGCGGTCCACTAGGGATGTGACCGCATGTAGATTAGCGAATTCGACTCCAAACGGAGCGGGAACGGAGTTCTCCAAGTGGCGGTTGTCTGGTCAGGTAAAGGTTATGGTTTTGCCCTGGTGGGAGCATCCTGAAAAGGGTGTTGGCCGACACGCAGTTCAGGACAAAACAACGGGGCAGTGGAAAATTACGGCTCCCTGGTATAATCACGAAGCGGAGATTCGGACGCCTCGTGAAATGGCCATTGAAATTGACATGGACCATATTGGCTCTGGGGAGACGTTCTTTGAGAACTACAATCTTGAAGTCCACAAGACTCTGTTCGCCTGTCCTCCGCGAAGCCGCTGGAAGATTGATTTCCAAGACGATATTGCTGAGAAGGCAATCTCCAAACTTATCCGGGTGCGGGATCGGAAGACTATTGTTCGGCGACGTGAGGCAGAGGGGCCGTTACAGATATGGTACAGTCTCTTGCGTGGACGACTGGACCAGACACGCAACTATGTAATTGGTTGCGATATTAGTCGCGGTCAGGGGGCGTCCAATTCGGTTGCGAGTATCTATTGTGCGGAAACATCGGAGAAGGTCGGTGAGTGGGCCGATGCGAACACGCCGCCCTACGAGTTCGCCCGCATTGCAGTAGCTCTCTGTCTTTGGGTCGGAGGGGCTCGAAACAACGGGCTCCCGCTTCTAATCTGGGAGCAGCAGGGGCCGGGATGGGACTTTGGGCGGCAGGTGGTCAAAGTCTACAACTACCCAATTTTTTACTCCGATAAACAGGTGGGAACCACAACCGACAAGAAGTCCAAGAAATACGGTTGGCACTCCACTCGTGATAAGAAAGCTGAGGCCCTTGGCATACTCCGTCGAGCCTACGCTCATGGTGGATTTATCAACCACAGTGAGTTGGCTCTGGAAGAAGCCAAGACCTATGTGTACTACGACGGGGGTGGGCTCGGCCCGGCATCGTTGAGCGAAGAAAACGAGCAGGCCAGAAAAACGCATGGGGACCGAGTGATTGCCGATATGCTGTGTTTGGTTGGGAGTCAGGATGTGCCGGTTCAGAAACTCCGTAATCCAGACAAGCCCCTCCGGTCGATTGGGGGTCGGAAGAGAAAGTGGATGGAACGTCGAAAGGGCCGAAGGTCCAAGCGACGATTTGATTTTCGAGAGGACTACTAATGCCTTCTAATACATCACCGGAAAAGTTCCAACGTGCGGTCCAGGCTGGATACAAGCGTCTCGAAAACTTCCGCAAAGCTCGTCTAATGTTTTTGCGGGCGTTTGCGGGGCAATACTACGATAGGGACCGTGGCCCAATCGGTACAGAACCCCTCAACCTGACGTTTAGTGCTATCTCTGCCCTCGTACCGAACATTGTGATGACATTCCCCAAGCATGTTGTTACCTCCCGGTTCACAGCGTACCGGCCATACGCTCGTCTACTTGCAATGGCCCTAGATGACACCGGCCGCAAAGTTAACCTCAAGGATAAGTTCCGGCGTTGGGTCGTGGACGCCCTGTTCGTAATGGGGATTATGAAGACAGGACTCTGTGAGTCGGACAGTCTCTACGCCTTAAACTCTCTTGACAGTGTGGACGCCGGAACGATCTACACGGAGGTTGTCAACTTTGACAATTTTGCCTGCGATCCGGATACGACTTCGTTGGAAGAAGCGACGTTTTTGGCGGATCGGATTCGGGTGCCACGAGCTATGTTGTTGGACTCGGGTTTATATGCGAATGACCTTATAGAACGTCTACCAGAGTCAGGGACGGATGTTCCGCGTGGGGTTCGTGATTTGTCACGGCGACAGGTCGCAAGAAACTCGGATACCGACTTGCATGATATGGTGGATGTGGTGGAGGCTTACGTTCCGAGTGCAGATGCGATTGTGACTGTTCCGGGATGCAAACAAACGTTCCCTCGATTCCTGCGAGTCGATGACTATTACGGCCCGGATCGTCCGACTGGTCCCTATACGTTTCTGAGGCTCACACCCCCGGTTTCAGACAACCCGATGCCCGTTGCTCCGGTAGGTATTTGGCACGACCTCCACACGCGGGCGAACGAAATGGTGACGAAGGTTTGTGACCAGGCGTCGAGGCAGAAGGATATTGTTGCCTACAAGCCCGCTGCGGTAGAAGACGCGGACCAAATTCGAGAAGCATCGGACGGAGAGTCGGTTTCAGTCAGCGATCCCGATAGCGTGAAGGTTCTGTCTTTCGGTGGTCAGCAGCGGTCGAACGAGGCCCATATCCAACAGTTGATGCTCTGGTGGAATCTGGTTAGTGGGAACATCGAGACTTTGGGCGGCGTCCGTGAGTCGTCAGCGACGGCCACGCAGGCTCAGATCATTAACGCCAACCAGTCGGTACGGATCGAGGATTTACGCGACCTTGTATACGCTGCTGCTGGCGAAGAATCCCAGCTTCGAGGCTGGTATCTTCATACTGATCCGATGATCGAGCTTCCTCTGACGGATCGGCGATCTGTTCCGGCTCAATACGTGTCGGGTCCGGCCGGGCCAGTTATGGCCTCCCCCCCTCGGCTTGAGGAAGTTCAGGTGATGCTGACACCTGAAGTGCGACGAGGGGACTGGATAGACTTCGTACTCGATATTAAGCCGAAGTCGATGAGTCGGATAGACCCCCAACTCCGATTGCAACGGATGTTGGAGTTTGCGACTAAGGTTGTTCCCTCTGCTGCTGCGGCTGCCCAGACGTGCATGGCTCTGGGTGTACCGTTTTCTTTCGCCAAGTTTGTCCAGCTTATGGCGGAAGAAATGGATATTGAGTGGATGGACGAGGTTTTCTTCGACCCTGACTACCAAATGGCGATGGCAGAGATTATGATGAAATCCCCGTCTATGGCTACGTCGAAGGGCCTCATGCCGCAGGTACAGCAGAATCAGCAGCCAGCGAGTGTGTCGAAGGTTCCTTCGGATCAAACTCTTCAAAATCAAGAGCAACAGAGAACTGCTGCTGATGCTCAACGCTCAAGGAGCTAAAAATGGCAAGTGCGTGGAGAAAGGCCCAAGGGGCAGGTGGTGTGAAGAGGGGTAGCCAACTCGAAAAAGACTTGGATACCCTCGGCAAGAAAAAGAGGAAGGCCCGTGAAAAAAAGGTCAAAGAGGGCCTGAAGAAAGCCTTCCCCCCAGATCGTCGCAGTCCCGGTAAGCGGGCTACTCCGCGAACCAGGAGTCAGATTCAACTCAAGATTGCCGATCTTCGGGTGTCCATGCGAGAAGCTCAGAAGAGCGGCAACAAGAAGGCGACGGCGACGTACCGGAAGACAATCGCTGTCTACAAGGAACGGCTGGCGAAGCTGTCGAAGGAGAAATAGGATGGCGACTCCGAAAGCCTCAGCAGGAACCGACCGGGATTGGGAGGCTGAGAGTGCGGCCGATACCCTGATTCGGGCGGCAGAGATTCGGAACGACAAGAAGCTCTATGCTGCTGCGAAAAAGAAGCTCGTCGAAAAGGCGAAAGCCGCTCAGCGAGCAACACTGGAAGCCAGGGCTCGTACCGGCCTGAAGAGGGCGTTTCCGGCGAAGGGGAAGTAAGATGCCGATTTACTGCTACGAGTGCCCGTATTGTGGGTTTCGGACGGAAGAACTCAGGCCCGTGGCCCAGCGTAACCGCCTGCCACAGTGTCCGCAATGCGGCTCCGATCCAGGGGCTACTCTGATGGAGCGGAGCCTTCAAGCAGAGGCTATTCATACCCCCCTTCAGAACTTCCGTGAGCCTATCGAGATGTTCTCCATTGCCCCCACAAATGGTGATGAGGAACTGGAACTCCGTAGGGCGGTTCCGGAGGCAGAGTGGGACGAGACGTTGAAAGTCCCGAGGGCTCGTAATCGTAAGGAAAAGCTCGATCTGCTCAAGGCGTGTGGATACGTAGAAGCGAGTTAAGATTGTCCTTGACCACAAGGCGTTCTTGTGGTATGATGGAAGTAAGGCATGTCGTGGCCTACCCCCGCTTTCTTGCGGGCAGCCCATGAAAGGAAAAACTCATGCCCGACCCAACAGGCGACAAAGCTAGGTATTCTCAGCAGGACACTCTGGGAGCCCCAAAAGTCGGGGAAACACCCCGTCTGGCCGATGACGAGGAAGCATTGGAACAAGTGCAGGAAAAACTCGATGCAGCAGTCGAGTTTGATACTGACGACTCCGATGCTCCCGAGGCAGAGGACCAGAACGTGGAGGAACCCGATGGGGACGACGGAAAGCCTGCTCCCAAGGGCCAGGAAGGCCCGGATGCGGACTCTGAGGCCGATTCCGAGGACGAGGAATTAGGGGACCAGGAGGCAGCCGGGGGCGATGAGACGCCCGAACCGTCTACCCCTCCTGCGGCATGGCAGCGGTCGTTGAAAGCTCGTGGTTGGAGTGACGATGAGATTTCGGCATTTTGGGGCCAGAACCCGGAAATGGCGGCGAAGGTTTTTGAGCGGGTTCACACGTCTCGCAATGCCGAACTCACCGAATGGGCGAGATTGGGTCGGGAGGCCAAGAAGCAGCACGGCCTTCTCCCTGATCCGTCCGTGGACGCTCCGGAGACAAAGCCCCAGCCGAAAGCTACGGAGGGCGTCCTTCCAGGCGGTTTTCAGCCGCTAGATGCGAAGGTATTGGCTGAGCAAGGTGGTATTGAGTTGCCGGTAGCGGAGGCTTTGGTTGGTCCGATCAATGAATTGGTCGGCCAGTTCAATCAGGTTCTCCCCATTGTCCGGCAGAATGTCGAATCCACCAAAAACTCTGCCCAAGCTGCGTTGCAGCAGGTGGTGGATGGTTTCTTTGGTGGTGACGATATGCAATCGTTCGCTGAGTTCTACGGAGACGGTGAACGACTCACCGATGACCAGCTTGCCAAGCGGGGCGAAGTGTTAGAGACAGCCGATGCTCTTGTAGCTGGGGCTACCCTTCAGGGCCGTGGTTTGACGGTTCCGGAGGCCCTGACAATGGCCCACGACATGGTGGCCATAGAGCATCGGGATCAGATAGCCCGGCGTGACCTGAAGAAGAAGGTACGGCGACGGGCAAAGGGTCTGTCACTTCGGCCGTCTCAGAGAAAGGCGAAGCCCCCGAGCGGGAAAGCGACCAGGACGCAGCTTGAACGTCGCGTCCAAGAAGGTTTGACGAAATTATTCAACACGTAAGCGAGGTATACTATGGCTGTTGATGCGGACGCACTGTCCGACCTCATCGCAACTACGTTGGCCGATCTCCCTGACGGTCAGTTCGAGGTCATGTGGGACAGTCAGGCGTATGAGTTCTGCTCGATTTACGCTGAAAAGAATCGCAAGATTGACGGCGGAACCAAGATTCAGCGGAATGTGGTTCTGGACGAGAAGGGTGCGGCCAGCTATCGTCGTCTGTACGATACGGACGTGCCGACCGTCGAGCAGATTCACCAGCAGATCGAAGTGCCTTGGTGCCAGCTTGGCACAAACTATTCTTGGGACGTGCTGGAAATCATGCGTAACAAGAATAGCTCGAAGGGCTTCATCGACCTTCTGGAATCCCGGCGAATCGAACGACTCTGGGGTTTTGCGGAACTACTGGAAGATCGGGGCTGGAAGACCCCGACGGACGCTACGGACACCCTGTACCCGTACGGTGTACCGTACTACCTGAACATGCTTGACGCGGGTGTGGTCGCTGGCGGCTTCAAGGGCCAGACGATTCGCTACCAGGACAACTCTACGGGTAAGGTTTGTGCGGGTCTCGATGCTGGCGTCCATGCCAAGTGGCGTAACTACGCCGACGTTTACACGCATGTGGATAACGGTCTGCTTCGCACCATGCGGAAGGCGTTTCTGCTCACACGGTTCAAGCCCCCGCGTTTTGTGAAGTCGCCCGGTGACGACACTCCTGGGGCGTCCGTGAAGATTTACGTCAACGCGGATATGGCCGTGGAGCTTATGGACCTGGCTGACGCCCGCGACGACAACTCGACTCCGGGTGACCTGGCTGGCAAGGCCCTGATTAACGGCCCTGACGGCGTGACCCGGTTCAATCGTCGGGAAGTCACGTACATCCCGCAGCTTGACGGTGTGGACTACAGTCCGATGTATTGTGTGGACTGGTCGAAGCTACAGCCCATCGTCCAGGACGGCTACTGGATGATCGAGTCCAAGCCGATGACGGATCGTGGGCAGCACACGGTTATGACGGTGTTCGTGGATGGATGCCACCAGCATCTTTGCACCAACCGTCGCACCACCGGCTTCGTTCTCCACACTGCGATTCCGGAAGCGGCGTAAGAAAGGAACCTGAATTATGCACGGTAAGGCGAAAGCATACCATCCCAGGGTGCCTGGTTTGGTTGGCGTGTCCGACGTTACCTCTTGGGATTTTCTCTATCGTCACTCCACTATCCAAGACCCGAAGTTCTTCGTCGGTGATCGGGTGGTTCTCCCTGACGGTCGTGTGAACCGATACGCCAAAGCGAGCAACATTATTTCCTCTTGCAAGTTTGGCGTGAAGTTCTGGAATCAGATCGGCGACGGCGTGGCCGCGGTACTGGCTCAGGGCCAGTCAGTCGGCGACCGGTCAATCTATATTGTGGCTGCGGGTGTTACCGAGGATGAGTTCCGGGGTGGGTATGTGCTGATTCACGTCGGTACTCACCAGCAGTTTCGGGGTGTTCTCGGCAATACAGCTACGGACGCGAACGGGAGAATCACGGTTTACCTGGATGCGGTTCTGACCTATGCGGTGACAAACGCCCATTGGACAGAGATTCTGCACAATCCCTACAGCAACGTGAGGCTCACCGCAGGACCGAGCGGCGGCGATGCGGGCAATGATTACTCGTCCGTGGCCGGTATCCCGAATGTTGCCACGGTAGAGGCCAACGAGTACCTCTGGCTCCAGACGTGGGGACCGATTTGGATTAACCCGCATGGCGGCAGCCTTCAAGACGCGGGCATCACGGGCGGTGAGCGAAAGTTGGTCTTCGATTGCGAGGGCTCTGTCTGTGTCGAAGACGATGTGGCTCATGGCCCTGGGGCTGATGGCGACGAACACCAGTTGGCCGGGTTTATTATCGACCGAAGTGCCGATGGATCATCCGGACCACCGCTGGTGATGTTGCAGATTTCACCGTAAGCAACCCAACCGAGACGAAGGGGGCGGGGAATTGGCCCTGCCCCCCTCGTGGAATTACTATGTCCACTGCGAAGTGCAAGAGAAGCGGGCGAAAGCACACCCCCATTGTTTCAGAGAAACAGCGGGGGTTGTTTGGTGCAGAGCTTCGGCGGCGACGTGGGGGCAAGAAATCCCGCATGAAGGGAATCACCACGGAGGAATTGGAACGGCATTTGGGGGAAGCTGGCGGCAAGGACTTGCCGAAGAAATCCCGGAAGGCTTTGGAGAAGCGAGTTAGTAGTAAACTCCGGAAGGTCTTCAAATGAGCGAACCCACTTCAGCACTCACGTTTCGTCAGCTAATGGTCGAGGTTGCCAAGCACCTTGGCATTGCCTACTACGGCCCTGCGGGGGATGAGAAACCCCAAGTCCCTCAGGATGCTTACGACCTGGACGTGTGCAACTCGGCGGTGAACAACGCGATTCGTATGTTTATCGCGGATGCCCCTCCTGCGGGTTGGCGGTGGATGCAGCCGATCCTGTCCATGACAGTGTGGCCGTCTGTTAGTGTCGAAACAGCAGCTACAATTGCGTGGGCGGCTGCTACGGCGTATGCCATAGGAAGCAAGGTAACAAATGGCGGGGAGTCTTACGTGTGCCTCGTAGCCCATACATCGGGTGTGTTCGCAGCCGATTTGGCGACGGCGTACTGGCGAGAAACGTATGACTGCACTGGTGTAAACAATCCGGCTGATGACCGTACTGTGGTTACAGCGTCAGGTGCGTCGTTCTACCCGTCAATGGAACAGAAGACGCTCACGATTACGGGCGTGGGCAGCTACACCATCGAAAAGTACACGTCGTCTACGGTAGTTGAGATTGCCGAGCAGCATGCCTGGGTTGGGGCGAAGACTTTTTCGATTGCCGCAGATGGGGACTACACTCTCCCGCAGACGTTCGGCGGTAGCTACTCAGGCCCTCCGGCATTTGCTGCCGGTACAAACACCGGGGTAAAGGTGCAGTGGACGAGCCCAAACGGAATCCGAAGGCTTCGAGAATCCGTGGCGGTCGTATCGGGCGATCCGTATTTCTTAGCGGTTCGGCCACTTTCCTCCGGCACACGACGACGCTGGGAGCTTCTTACGTACCCGATTCCGTCTTCAGTTCGGGTGGTCGAGTTCCAGTATCTTCTCCACTTCAACAATCTCACCGATGCGGATGATCTTCACCCCGCCGGTTTTGAGTTCGACTATACTCTGGTCTCGGCATGTAAGGCGATGGCCGACCGGGATAACAGAGACCTCCCAACTGCTCAGTCGGAATACAGGCAGATCGACTTGGTGAATGCGTACAAGATCAATGATCGTTCTGCTCCGAAACGGTTGGGGTATTGCGGGCCTGGTCGCCGAACTGCGGGTCGAAACATCACCGCGTTTCGGGAAGGGACCGAACGAAGAACGGTGACGTTTAGCTAACGACGAGGAAACGACGATGAACCCTCAGAACATTCTCAAGCGTTTTCGGCAAATAGTTACAGGTGACGGCTTCTGGCGTGATGTGCCTATCTCGCTTCGGAATTTTCATCTGGAAGCTACGGGAGCGGCACTTACTACGGGCTTGGGTACGAATCCCGGATTCGACAAGGACGGCAATCTCACTACCCTGGCTTGGGCTATGGGTAAGGTCGTGAAGGCTGGCTTGGATTTTGACGTGCCGGGTGACTTCGACGAGACCAAGGACGAGTTGTCGGTGTGGGTACTGGCGAAGATGGACGGGGCAACGGACACGCCGACGATTGCTGTCGAAGCGTTCACCCATCGGGCAGCAGCGGTGGACCTGGCACCGACGGCGATTGCAGCCTTGTCGGCTGCTTACGCCTGGCGGGAAATCAGTCTGGATGGCAAAGGGCTCTTGGCCAATGACCGTGTTCACCTGACGTTTACGCCCGCTGCTCATGGCACCGATGCTATCCATATTGCTGCGGTTAAAGTTCGTTATCGCGGCGATCTGGTGATCTTCGACCACAGCGAGCGTTCGACCGGCATTCCTGCGTAATCTGACAGGATACCACTATGCCAGGCAAGGCCCTGAAACGATGTTCGCATTGTAGGCAGGTGAAATCTGTTGAAGAATTCACTCGTCACAAATCGAACAAAGACGGGCTTTCTTGTTACTGTCGTCCCTGTAAACGTGTGATGGCTAAAAAGTACAACAAGCAACCTCGTGTTGTCCGTCAAATACGCGACAGACAGTTGCAACGGGCATACGGGATTACACTCGAAGACTACAATTTACTCTACGACCAGCAGAAGGGCATGTGTGCCCTTTGCGGGAAAACGGGGAAGCGATTTGGGCTTCGGGATGGGTTGCATGTAGATCACAACCATAAGACGAACCGAGTTCGTGGTCTTCTTTGCAATACATGTAATCGCGGGATGGGGTTGTTACAGGATAATCCCGTCATCTTGGAGCGGGCTGTTGAGTACTTGAGGTTCAGTGATGCCTGGTAAAGCATTAGAGATTCCCTTCCCCTATCACGGGATCGACGAAGGATGGGCGTTCAGGCGGCAGCCTCCGGGTACGTCGCCTGACGCCCTTAATGTTCGTCCCTATGGCCCGAGTGACCGAGTGCGTGGCGGTCAGCGAGACGGGGAGGCCAAATATTTCGCTGATTCCGTAAATGGGTCTAACGCCATTCAGTCCATTGGGCATGTGACAAGTCCCGCCAGTGTGACAGACATGATGGCGGGTGGAGTACTAGTACTCGAAGATTTTCTCGACGACGTAGACCCTGCTGCGTTCCAAGCACGTCGGCATGCGGACGGGGTTACGTATCACGGCATTTGGGACGAAGACGATGAGGACGAATTGTATGACGTAACGGCCGGGGAGTGGGCTCAGGATAGGCAATATGCCGGGTGCCTAACCTGGAAAACGGCCGCTGAAGGGGGAGTGGTTCTTTCAGCCACGATAAATCTTTACGATCCTGTTGGGGATGAGGCTACACGGGGCGGATTTATTATTCGTGCTAGTACCAATGCGGGGAATCTGACTACAGATAACTTCGGATTAGTCCTACTCCACAATGCCGCCCCCGGAGGCAACTGTGTGTACGTCTACCTGCCGTCTGGTACAGAATCTTTCGACGCAGGTGACCTCAATTGGGACGCAGACCACGAACTTGTCGTTCACGATACGGGCACTCGGTTGAAAATCTACGTGGACGGTGCCCTGGTCACTGACTACGAAACTGATGAATTAGGTGGCAACGATTACTACGGAATTTTCTATCACCACGCTGCGGGCGGACGAGTAGTAACAATCGACGACTTTCAGATGGAGGTAGGGGTATATTCTCAACAACCGCCTGAACGAAAGCTCGTTGTGGTTTCTGGGGGGAGTATCTATGGGGGTTTGCATGATAGCGGATTGGACGTGGCGACAGACGGAGCAGGTGCCCTTTCAGTAGCCCATACAGTTCGTATGGCAGAAGCATTTGGTTTTATGTTCTTCGCCGACGGTACGGCAGCAGGCTATAAATACTTCGACCCAACTGATGACTCCATTCACGATTGGGATGGCGACCCACCTGATGCGTTTAGCGGGTCATTGCCTGTTGGCATAGCAGATGCTACTCTCGGATGCCCGATCATAACCTTGTACCGAGGCCGCGTCGTATTGGCTGGACTGTACGAGAACCCGAATGAGTGGTATATGAGTGCAGTCGGCGATCCATTCGACTTCGATTACGGTGCTGCAATCATAACTCCGACTCAGGCAGTAGCAGCTACACTTGCCGATGCTGGGAAAATCGGGGATGTTGTGACGTGCCTCATGCCGTATTCGGACGACATAATGATCTTCGGTTGCTCGCAGAGCCTTTGGGCACTACAGGGTGATCCGGCGGCTGGGGGCATGATCGATGCTATCAGCTACAAAATTGGCATTGCCGGAGCCGATGCTGCGACTCGGGATGAACTTGGGAATCTGTACTTCTACGGGAGCGGCGGTGTGTGGGTGATGAAGGGGGGTGTGAGTCAGCCAGTATCTCTAACCGACGGACGGCTCAAAGGAACATTCAGTGGGTTCGATTTGGAATTATACCGTATCCAACTTATATGGGACCGGATGGCTGAGGGGCTCTATGTCTTTCTGCTTCCGGCCGATTTGACACAGCCCTCCACGGCTGATACCCATTGGTTCTGGGATCGGAAGACCGACTCTTGGTGGAAGGTCGAGTTCCCCGTAGCTCACGGGCCGTCGTTTGCACACCACTATCCGGCCGACAATGCGGACGACCGAGCCCTGTTGCTGGGGGGCTGGGACAGCAAAATTCGCTACTTGTCTCCGACAGCGAAGGATGACGACGGTACAGTAATAACCAGCTATGCTGATTTCACTCCGATCTCCGTTGGGGGTGACTTCGTCAATACTCGGTTCTCGGAAATACAGGTTCTCATGGCAGAAGGTTCCGATCCGGCCGTGCTGCGAGTGTACCGAGGTACAACCCCGGAAGCCGCTGCAACTACGACAGCACTTGTTTGCAAACGTCAGGTGGTGGCGGGGAGAAACCCAGCTATCTTTCGACGAATAACGGCAAATGCCCTTCGACTCCGTTTGGGAAGTATCGGTGATGCGGCCCAACGATGGACGATGGAGGGTGCAACAGCCATACTTGAACCTAGAGGCCGGGCTCGCCGGAGATAGACAATGGCGGGTGTGTTCAAAGTTGGACGTGTACCGGGCCAGGACGCTCGTACTCGGCGGGCGATTCAAGCTCTGACGCACCAGCTTACGTCCATGTTGGGCGATGGTCTCGATGTTGTCAACGGAGCTATTGCTGTTGCTCTGGCAGCCACACCGGGATTGGAGTTCACGGATGGGAAGCTGCGGGTTAAAGTTGCGGCCCCCATTGGGCGGGACGCAACTGGTGTCCATTTGGATTTTGGCACAGGTTTGCAAAACGATGCCGGAGTCCTCAAAACCAAAGATTCCGAGATTGTTCACGACGATCTCTCAGGTGTTCATCAGGACGTGAACACAACTGCCACGCCGACATTTGCGGGAGTCAACATTAGTACCATTGACGCACTGCCTGACCCCGCAGTAGCCGGACGGGTTGTTCGGCTGAGTGGTGATGATCGAATTTACTACGGGCTAACGGTGTAAGGGAGAAGGACAATGGCTGTTGAATGGGCAAAGGTTTTGCTGGAAGGGGATCAAGCGGATAATTTCGTTGACCTGGACGACACCCCTGCGGCCCTCGCGGGCGAAGGCGGGAAGACAGTTAAGGTCAACGTCGGGGCGGATGCGTTGGAGTTTGTCGATGTTCCTGCCGCAGACCACAAGGCTAAGGTCTCTGCTGACGACACCACAGAAGACTACTTACTCAATAAGATTGTTGCTGGGACGGGTATTGCGGTCACTGAACTGACCCCAGGGGGCGACGAAGACGTTGAAATTAAGGTCGATGATCTAGGGGTGGACACCGCTCAGTTGGCAGCGGACGCTGTAACTGGTGACAAGATCGAGAACGATGCAGTTGGGTCCGAACATATCGAGGCCCTGGATGCCGCTCTCGATGTGAACGGACAGCAGCTTACGGACGCTGTGATACATAACGTCGCGGATGGTGACGCTCGTGATGCACTAACACCTGTTGTTGGGAAGTTAGTGTACCAGGTCGATGAGGGCCATCTGTACGTCTGCACGTCCGCAGCGTAAGGCAGAATATGGCCGTTGAATGGAAAAAAATCGTCTGTGCTGATCTCACACTGACAGCCGGAACCGGGCTTTCGGGCGGGGGCGACCTGTCTGAGAGTCGAACGTTTAACCTGGACATAAATGGACTTGCTGTTCAGGCTATTGCGTGTTGTCAAGGTCTCTCGTGACACCCTAAACCAAAATCTCAAGCACGACGATTTGGACGGATTTGCGGCTGCGGAACACTACGACTGGACTAATGAAACGCATAATTTCGTAACGACAGGTAGTGTTGTCGGCAATACTATCGGTACTCCGAACTATACATTGCCGAATGCGGATGGGGCGGATGGTCAAGTTCTCAAGACTAACGGCCTTGGTACGGTGACTTGGCAAGCCGAGGCTGGTGGTGGCGGTGTAACGATCTACTACGGTGAAATGCACGTAGAGGACGGCACCAATTCTGTACCAGTTGCCGCGAAAGAAACCGACTACGAAGTTGATGTTGCTGGTATGGCTGGGGGGAATCAGTCTGGCTGTACATTTGCTGACCATTATATCGAAGTTGCTAATGCGGGTTATTATCTGGTGAATTGGAATATGTCGGTAGATACCGCCGGTCTTGTAAGCGATCAGATAAAAGGCGGGATTATGGTCAATGGTGCGACAGTTGCCAAGGGCACTTCGTTATCCCGAGTAACGTCGCACGCAGCCGTCGTAGGTGGGTCTGCCATTCTCGATCTTTCGGCCGACGACCAGGTGAGTCTGTACGTCAATTGTATCAGTAACGCTCGTGACATAGAAATCGAACAACTCAGCATGACGATAGTGAAGATCGGAGACACGTAATGCCCACGTCGAACCTACAGAGCATTCTTGACTTGTTCAAGTCAAGTCAGAAGAAGGCCAACAAGGCAAATGAGGAACGCTATGCACAGCTTCTCAAAAGCCTGGAAACCCTGTCGGCACAGGTAGGGCAGGCGGGGACTTTCGGTGAAGCCTCGAAGCTCATGGAAAATATCGGCACAGCGGCCCGTACCCGAATTGCCGAGCAGACCCAGAAAGCCCTTGGGGCGGGCGAGCAGGACTTAATCAGCCGAGGGCTGGCGGGGTCTACGGTTCGTGGGTCCATGCGTCGTGGTGTTCGATCCGATGAGGCACGGGCTCTTCAGGAGCAGTCTGAGAGTGAGGCCGGTATGAAGGCCGGTTTGCTCACGCAACGGGCCGGAGCCGAACTCGATATTGGTCGGATGCGAGCCGGTGCTATTCAGGGTCGTACCGATCTTGGTCCGGACCTGGGTATGTTCTCGTCGCTCTTGCAGGCTGCTGCTCAGGGGGAGGAAGCTGGGAAGCGGACAACAGTTCGTACTCCGGCGAGTACGGCGGGAGGGGCCGTAACCCGATGGCGGGCTGAGCAAGCGGCTGGTCGCGGTGGTGGTGGTGCCGGTGGGGGTGGTTTGTCTCCGAGTACCGGCGGGGG